TGTGGATATACCTGAAATAAGACGGCATGGAGTGACAGAAAGTGAAGGTAGCTCAATGTCAATGATTGCATACAATACAAGAGTAACTATGGAACAACAAGGTAATATAATATCTACATTTAATCCTAGTACTGTAAGAATATATCAAGTTAGTAACTCGATACCTAGTGTAGGAAGATGTGCAATCATTAAAATAGTGTCAATGAATAATAAACTTAAAAATAGTAGAGTTAACAATGTAATAACTATTTTAGATAGCTACGCATCTGTACAATATGAACTATCCACGATCAAAGAAAAAAACATAAGTGAGGTGATTGACAAAATACGTGAAAACATAAAACAGGCGTCAGTCAACAATCAAAATGTATTAATTATAGCATATGATATGTTTCCATCATTGTTAAAACAAACAAATATGTATAATGAACTGGCAATAACGGTACCAAAGAAAATGAAAATATTCATTCCGGATGGACTACTGTACAACGTACTGAAAAGAAAAATTTTAATAGATAAGGAATTGGAACTAACAAAAGGTGAGATTAAACAAATTGAGATGACTAAAGAAGGAGAAGACCCTTTGACAGCCTCAAGCAACCCCTCAGAGGGAACTATGGACTTGACAAAGTTCCTAGACACACACAGAAACATGGTTGTTGCCTTACTAAGTCTAGTGCTACTCACAGTAGCATTTGTTTATGGCTGGAACTATGTCAAACTGGTCTTTTTGTGGCCTGGTAAGATGTTCTTGAAAACCATGCAAAAGAAAAAGAGCCTTTATGACCTAGGAAACTTGTTTAACGTAGTTAAACAAAGACCTTGGGTAAGGCCACTAACTTGGACACTAAACGTTGTTTGGTGGGGCACACTAATGGGGCTTCTAAGAGGAGTCGCAACAGCAGCTTCAAATGTCTAAAGTTAACATAGAAGAAATTTTTCAAACACTTGCTGACGAAAATGTTAAAACAATGATGATAAACATAGTCCCATTAATAATGGCTATTGCGATAATGTTGTCACCCATCCCAATTATTAAATTTTTATTAATAATTAGTATAACTATAGTGTATCTTAAAAATAAACAATTGGTGGTAGGACTCTATGAGAGGGTAGTGACACAAAACAAATTAGAAACAAATGATAAGTGAAACAATAATAAGTTTAACGTTAATACTAATGATAACAGCAGCAATTATAATAATTATTGAGATAATTAAAATGCTGTCATTTCTCAAAGATAAAAGAGAAAAAGGGTTAAACATCAATGATATATTCAAAAACGATGACCCAGATCTATGGGATGTGGAACAACCTATAACATACGAATAGAATGATAGATATTATAATTAACTGGGCTAAGAAAATTTTAATGGTACTACAAAGAGTAACTGACTGGTTTAGGAGCATATGGAAAACTAGAGAAGAGGTCAACGAATCAGATGACATAATGATTAAACAAAATGAAAAAATTATAAAAATATCTGAAAATGGTGAGTTTGACAATTATATCAGAGAAAATGGTTATGCAATCAAATATTCTGAAAAGAATAAGATAGAAGTGACTGTATCAACTGATATTAGAATATCAAAAATACCAGAATCATTTTACTATGATAAAGAAGATGTAGGCAGCTTGTACTTAACTAATAATATAGCAGGAATGATATCAAAAGTATCAATTGATAATAAAAGTGTGGAGGTTACAGCTGCGCATGTGTATACAGAATTACCAAATAAAGAAAAAACCAGGTTTAAGCAAATTAATCCACATGTGTATATATCACCTAGAACTGTTAAAATCAGACAGACTAACATATTACCAAAGGCAAATATGAAAGTTAACACTGTGACCATAGAAACTGAAACAAACAGTTGTCTATTGATTTCATCCACAATATTGTATTCTGTGAATGTAGGACTTAGTAGCAAAACTGGTATAACAAATGTTGCAATAATGTTTATAGTACCTGAAAATCCAAATATAGTATACTCTGGTGCTTTAGCGACAACAGTAGGGATGGCACTAACCTATGTTATAATATCAACAATACCTTTAATAAATGACACGACCTTAAAAATAGCGATAGCTATGAGGGTTATGGAACATAAAACGATAATAAGTTTTAACGAATATTAAATGGAAGTGATACATGTGACGAGCAAAGGAGTGATCAAGGAACCAAATTCTTTAGTAAAACTAATGGTGAATCTTTCATCAGTACCAAATTCAGAGGCAATGAAGCTAATTAATATGAATCTAGGTACCCCAATAACAGCGGTATTCGCAAGATTAATTAAACAACCTGGGTATTCAATCACAGAAAACAATTTTATACCTCTAGCAGCACGATCTTTATACTGGTTAATAATAGATGAAGACGATGAATATGGTAACATTAAAATACGAAACTTCTCAAAAGCAAACAATGCTAAATTCAAAGGAAAATTTGTATTCAAAAAAGAGGATTCAATGTATGGAGTAACAAAACTAGATGGTGTTGTATCAAGGGTTTGCAATTGGCATCATAAACTAGAAGATGTTAAACAATTAGGTTGTGTGACTAAAACAACATTGTGTAAGGATTCTTGTAAAACTATAATAGTTAAAACTAATGATAAACTCTGTGGTTCAATCGCTGGGTTAACTGTATTACTAAATGCTTATAACATCAACTTTAGAGTGGAAAACAGAGAAAAAGAAACAAGTCCAAGCTGGATAATTAAACCATTGAACACTAACATAAGATTGGTTAAAGATGACAAGAATAATATAACTGACATAGTTCCATATGAAGACTATGACTGGCTATATAAAACAGGATGCACAGATTGGATACTAACAGATAGAGGCCCCAAAAAAAATTGGGATTAAAAATGATAAAGAAATTAAAAGGTCACTTAAAAACTTATTTAAAGCTATAGGAGAAAAAACAAAAACATTTATCATATTTATCAAAAAGATGTATAAAACATTAATGACAGTTAAGAAAAATCAGAAGGGCAAGGCAGTTAAAGTTAAAAGTCATAAAATAAAGGAAGAAAATACAATTAAAAACAACAAACTTGTAACAGGTACAAGCTGGTTACAGAAGATAATCAATAATATAATGAGTTTTATCGGTTTCAAAAGTAAGAAAATTGAACCATCCGTCAAAAACAAAAATAGTGCACAAAGGCGTAGCAGAGCTGAAAAGAAACTAGGTAAATTAGCATTAATGTATGGTTCATCCAAAATAGTTTCATTAAGTTCATTAATAACTTTTGGCATCTCTAGCACAGTGCCTAAAAACGCAGAAAGAGAAATCAAGAAAGCTAATAAAATTTTAGCTAAAAACTACCTATCAAAAATGTTGTCAAGACCAGGAACAGGTTCAGATAAAACAAAAATTGGTGAAGATGCAAACGCTACAAGTGATGCTTATATTGTAGGTGTGACGAGCTATTCAGTGCCTGATGCAGCTCTAACAGCTAATGTAATAGCTGGGAAGGAATATCATAAAAGAATGATACAATTGATGCTAATGGATCTTATAGTAAAAACCATTGTAATGCTGTTAAACAAACAATACTCTAGAATAGTAATCACATTAGCAAGTTCAATAATATCTATGCATTATAAAGAATATATTACAGGGTTGACTATATCTTCTTTGATCAACCCAACTAGTATAGCAACGAAAATATTGTGTACAGGGTTAGGTTTGTCAGACTACTATAAGTTATTCACAAACCCAATTAAGAAAATGGTGACAGCCTTCACTGTAGTTTTAGGGATAATTCTAATAATATTAAGATGAGCGAATTTAATTATTTTTCTGCTGTTGATCAAAGACCTTTAACGAGAGAATTTGAAGAGTGGGAGACGGTTGCTCAAAGAAATACTATTTACACAATGATAACCGTTGTTATAGTAACAGTAACCAGCTGTGTTGTTGGTTATTACTATGATTACAAACTAATCACGATAATCTGCAATCTACCTGCAATCAAATTATTGAGAAATAAAAATGTATACATATTAACTGGTATATATGTAAGACAACCAATAATTAAGACAATATTAACCATAATAAGTTTTCTGACACCAATTTCGTTAATAATCAATGTGAATGAAGCATTAAAGAAGAAGATGATCAGTATCCTACAAGAAGAAGTTAAAGAAATGATGATTTCATTTAACAAATCAAGAAAAACACTAGACAATAACTGGTTCAAAAACAAAAAACATAATATTTCAACGTACTGGGCAAACAAAGGACTAGATGTTAAAAGATTAAACAAAGAGAGCACTTGTGTTAGATTTGAAACATTAGATCCTATTAATGAAAGGAAGCAAATACCAGATGGAATTAATTTTATAGATGAAGTAACCACGACTAGATCAATCAGGCATCATGTCAATGAATGGGGTTTCTCTGACATGAGTGATGAGATGCACACAAGAAGCTTACATAAAAGAGTTGCGTCAGAAAAAATTGAACCAAGTTTGAAAGTTGAGAGAGAATTTTCAGAGATAGTACTAAGAAATACAACAAGCCTGGATGAAGTGAAATTAGATAATAATCAATTAATAATAAAAGCGCTGTCTACATCAGGCACAGCTGGTCAATATGCAAAGAAAAGTCAAATAGAAGAAATATGGAAAAACCCTACAAATCAGAGTATGATTGACTTGTGGAAAGATAGGGTAGAAAGGAATTTTTTAAACACATTCTTAACAAACTATATACCAGAACCAATAATAGGGTATATGTTGTATAGAAAGAGAGAAATATTACCATATGATGAGAATGGTGATATCAAAATAACAAGATTAATGAATTCACCAAATCTAATAACAAGAGTACAAGATTCAGTAGTGCATGGTAAGATGAATGAAGCAATTGTTAGAGCAAGAACCAGAAGAATAGCTAATGTAGGAATTAATATATTTGTAGAACTCAAAATGATACTGGTGAGAGATGTTTCCAAAATAGTTATCGAGTGGGACATATCTGATTTTGATGGCGGGCAAACAGCACATCAATTAGCTGCGAATTGTAATGCTAGGTTGGAATATGGTATAAGAATAAATCAAAAAATAGAAGAATTGGCTTACATGATACCTAGATACAAAAGACATATAATAAGAATCGTGAGGTCCACTTGGGGTATAACATACATAGTTATAGGTCAACAAGCATCAGGTGATAACACTACCTCTGATGACAATTCTGAAAAATCAGCAGCATTTGTAGTTTTGTTTCTGAACAAATTATTTAAAAAACTAGGTTGGAAAGTACTAACTGAGAAAGATTTTGAAAAGGAATTAAAAACTAACTCAAATAAAGGTGCATTTGTAACAAAAAGTGGTATAATAGGGGAATGGCATGCCTCAACTCATGGAGATGATGCTGTGATAGTAATGACGGATTGTGTAGGAGATCATGTCCAAATGTCAGAATTAATTGAGGAAACAGGTAGGTCATTAGGTTGGAAGGTTAAAAAAGAAGAACTTGTGATAAACAAATCATTGCAAGATGGAAGAGCCAAATTTTTATCACATGGTGTGAAACCAAGGACTTATATAGACAGCGAAAATAAATTACGTTTAACTTTTGCAACTGTTGTCAGGGATTTACCAAGGTTAATTAATAAATGGGCTAAAAACGCAGAAATGACTGATGACTACACAAAAGAAAACTTAGCGAAATTGACAAGTAAATATATGTCATTTCTAATGACTTCTTTAGGTCAACCATTAATAATGGCATTGAGCTTGTATGCAATGATCAAATTAAGAAGTTACATGATTGTGCAAGAAGGGCAATACACTTGGGCTGGGATTAAAGCTCAAACTGTAGCTGATATATTACTAACCAATATGATATCAATGCAGGTACCTATAGATTGGAATGGAACAGTATGGAGATATATAGAATTGATAGATGATGAGACTGATGAAGTACTAAGAGTCTTATATGATATGGAGAAACACATGAATGAAACTCTAATAAGCACAGGATCAAAAGAAAGAGTATATAGTCTCCAAAGTACAATTGAAAAGAATAGGTTCGACTATCAATTACTACTGGATAAA